GAGCGCATGCAGCAGGTGTGCTTCTTCCTGGCTGTGACCACGCCCTTCGGCAAGCGCATTGTGGAGATACTCCGCAACTACATTGTGGGCGATGGCTTCAAGGTGGTGTGCGAGGATGCGGATGCACAGGTAATCGTTGACAAGTTCTGGAATGACGAAATCAATAACCTGGGAAAGCTCTCGCTGGAGATGGCGACAGAGCTTTCGATCTTCGGCGAGCTATGCCTTCCGGTGACGGTGAACCCAGTGGATGGCAGCGTACGCCTGGGCTACATTGATCCCCAGAATATCGATGCCATCGAGTACGCCAAGATACAGGGACCGCTGAACGATATCCAGGTGAGCTTCCCGTTGAACGTGCGGCTGCGCAAACAACTCAACGAGCAGACGCAGCAGCGCCTGAGCATCATCCGCACGGACGAAGATGTGAACTCGCCCAGCTTCGGCTACATGGCCGGCGACGCCTTCTACTTCGCCATCAACAAGCCGAAGAGCGGAAGCCGTGGCATCAGCGAATTGTTCAGCCTGGCCGACTGGGTTGACGTGTTCGACCAGATGATCTTCGACTTCGCCGACAAGATTCGCTTCCTCAATGCCTGGGTGTGGCACATGACGCTGGAGGGCGCGAATCCGAAACAGGTGGCCGACTTCCGCGATGAGGTGACCAAGGACCCGCCGCGCCAGGGTGGCGTGCAGGTGACCAACGACAAGGTGAAGATCGAGGCCATCACTCCGGACTTCAAGGGCGCGGACATGGCGCAGGGCTCTGAGGTCGTGAAGAAATACGGTATCGGCGGCGCGGGATTGCCCGACTGGTTTTTTGCCGATAGCGGCAGCGGAAACAGATCCACTGCGATGGAGATGCAGGGGCCGACGGGAAAGAAGCTGACGGAGCGGCAAAACGACGAGGTGAACAATCTTCGCACCATCGTCAACTTTGTGCTGAGCCAGGCGAAGCTGCACGGCACGCTGCGCCAGAGTGCAGATACTAGCTTCACCATCGAGACGCCGGAGATGATGGTGCGCGATCTGACCAACGCCGCCACCACGCTGACGGGAGCCACTACGGCAACGGCTCTGGCTGAGGATCGGGGATGGATACGCGGCCAGACGGCGGCGCGCGTCTTCCATCTGCTCGTTGGTCAGATGGGCGTGACCATCGACGACAGCAAGGATGAGTACGAGGCAGCGCAGTTGGAGCTGGCTGAGAAGGACAAGCAAAAGCAGGACAATCTCTTCCCACAGCAGCAGCTCGCCGCCGCGCTGGATGCGCCGGCCACGCCACCAGGCACAGCGCCCGAACCAGGTGCAGTGTTGCCACCGGACAAATCTGCCGCAGCAATCGCGGCTGATGCGAACGCGCAAGGATAAGTGATGACACGCGCCGAAGAGTACGCAGCCAAGATCAAGCAACTCATCGCCAACGCGCAGAAGCTCTCGCCGGCGGCGGAGGCCGCGATGGAGAAGCTGCTGGAGCAGGCCAACGTGGAGGTGCTGGGCAAGCTGGCCACGCTCGATCCCGGCAGTTACAGCAGCGCACAGCTCAATAACCTGAAGCGTGACATTGCGCGTGCGATGGAGACCTTCCGCGTGAAGGCTACGCAGACGGTGAACGATATGCAGGCCAGCGCGTATACGATGGCCGCGAACGATATCAGCATCGCCGTGGGCGCGGGGCTGGGCACGACGGCGAGCTACGCCGCGCTGAACATGAACACATTGCGCATAGCACAGGCGTACACCGCCGACCTGGTTAGCGGCCTGAGCGCGGAGGCTACGACCAAGCTGAACGCGGTACTGCAGCGGGCCTTCCTCGGTGGCCAGACGCTGCCGGAGATTATTGCGCAGGTGGGCAAAGCCATCAGTGGCGACAAGTTCAGCGGCATCTTCGACGAGATTGGGGACCGCGCGTTCAAGGTGGCCACGAACGAGATCATGCGTGTGCATAGCATCGCGGGGCAGGCGCGGATGAAGGACCTGGCTACGCGCAATGGCAAGGTCAAGAAGATGTGGATGCACATCCCAGCAGCGATGGTGCCGCGCATCACGCACCTGATTGCAGACGGCCAAGTGGTGGGCGTGGATGAGATGTTCACGGTCGGCATCGAGCAACTGATGTTCCCGCGCGACCCGAACGGCAGCGCCAGCAACACCATCAACTGCCACTGCATTTCTATCCCCTACATCGACGACGAGGACCTGTACGCGACGGCGGAGGACCGCGCAACGCTAGAGGCTGTGGGGCTAAAACTGAGCGCCTAATGTTTCCGCGCGGAAGAGTCTTTCCGCGCGTCACCAAAGAGGTAGATGGCCGCAATAAGGTTGAGGCTACAAAGCACCGCCATGCTGCACCGTGAGGAGTACAAACAATGCCTGAAGACTTCAAGAAGCCGGATGCGCCGAAGCATCTGCCCGAGTCCATCGCCGCGCAATGGACGAAGACCTACAACGCTTCGCTCGCGCAGTCGAAGGATGACGTATCGCAGAGCGACAGCATGAAGCGCGGCAATGCGCTGCGCGAGGCGAACAAACTACTCCGCATCACGCCGCCCGCCGATCATGACGAGGCGATGGAGCTAGTGGAGCACAAGGCCGCAGGCCGCGATGCCGGCTGGCCGCTGCTGCTGCACGGCGAGCGCAAGGTAGACGGCGTGCCGCACCTGGTGCTAGTTATGGCCGACGGCAAGAAGCACCTCTACAAGAAGCCCGCAGCCAAGCCCGCAGCCAAGCCCGCAGAAGCTCCCTTAGCAGGCAACGGCAAGTAGCCCTGTCACCGTAACTACTGCACGCGATCTGCGCTGATGAGGGCACCACATGAAGATGCAAAATAACCTGATTTACCTGCTGGTCGCTGAGGCTGCTGATATGAGCCTCAGCGACCGCTGTGCTTTGCTGGACGGTGCGCTGCTGGCGCAGTTCGGCTGTGATGGGAGTGGCTATCAACGCTTCTGGCTGCAGGACACGTTTATGGATTACGTGATCGCGCGCGGCGACGATGGCAAGCTCTTCCGCATCACCTACACGATTGACAAAGACAACAACGTCACGATGGGCACGGCTGACGAGGTGGAGACGGCCTATGTCCCCGTCTCTGAATCTGGCACGTTTGTAGTTGCAGAGGCTGGCGCGACGCCGGATGATGGCGTCTTCCCGATCCAGGTGATCAAGGCAGGGTGGGGCGGCGGCCAGGTGAGCGGTTCCAATGGTCTGCCGCACTACTACACGCCGGCGTTTATCGGCATCGTGGCCGAGGCCTGCAATGGAGCGCGCTTCGGGCGTGAGCATCCAGAGCCTAAGAAAGATTCGCCGTATCAGTACGGCGAGAATGACCCCAAGCGCATTGCCGGTTATCTGAGTGGCGGCAGCGTGGTGAGCGAGGCTGCGGTCTCGCATGTGAACCTCTTCAAGAATGAGACGGACCTGCGCGGGCGGCTCAGCTCGGCGCGTGAGGCCGGGCGACTGGACCTCTTCGGTGTATCCATACTGGCGACGGTCGGCTTCCAGCCGGCGGTGCGCGAGGGGAAGAAGTGCCTGGAGGCAGTGGCGCTGGGCAAGCTGTACAGTGTCGATCTTTGCGTGGAGGCGGGTGCGGGCGGCCGGTTTATTGAGCCGATGCGCGTTGCCGCATCCGCAAACGTAAGCAGGGAGATTGCCGCAGCGCAGAACGCTGCGGTCAAACAAGGGTCGTCGGTTGAACCTAACCGGCATAGCAGAGGCAGCCAGGAAAGGGCCACCATGAATAAGGCACAGATTTTGCGGGTGATTGAGGCTTTACGCACCAAGGACCCGGTGAAGGCTGCGCAGCTCCAGGCGGAGCTGAACGCGGCGGAAGAAACGCAGCTCGACGCGATCTTTGCGAAGGTGACCGAGGCGGTCGCTGCTCCGGTGATGATCGACGGCAAGACGCCAGAGCAGATCAACGCCGAGACGAAGCTGCTGCAGTTCAAGAACACGATGGAAGCGAAGCTCACCGATAGCAAGCTGCCCGTCCCCGCGCAGGAGACGGTGCGCCGCTACTTCGAGGGCCGCGTGGACTGCACCGCCGAGCAGGTGGATGCCGAGATCAAGACGGTGCGTGAGGCTGTCGCCTCTCTGCACCCAGTCGGACGCGTGAACGGCATCTCGCTCGTCGTCGGACTGGACTCCTCTGACAAGATGCAGCTCGCCTTTGACCGCATGCTGGGTGTGAAGGAAGCAGCGGGAAGCGGTATCGTAGCCTTCCGTGGAATCCGTGAGGCGTATGTGACCGTGACAGGCGACCATGACCTGTCTGAGTTGCATGGCAGCAGCTCAGCCTTCTGGAAGCGCGCATCGGAAGCCATATCTACCACCGACTTCCCCAACCTATTGCTGAACTCGCAGACCAAGCGGCTGCTGCAGGACTATGCCGAACTTTCGACCGACGGACTGGATTCGCTGTATACCGCAGCGACCATCGCCGACTTCAAGCTGCAGGACCGTGTGCGTGACGGCTACTTCGGCGAGTTGCCGATTGTGGCTGAATCGGCTCCGTACCTTGAGCTGGCGAAGCCCACTGACGAGCGCGTGAACTATGCGGTCTCCAACCGTGGCGGCCTGCTCACGATCAGCGAGCAGACCATCCGCAACGACGATCTCGGTGCGGTGGCGAAGTTCCCGGCGCGGCTGGCCCGCGCTGGACGGCAGACGCTGCGCACGTACATCAGCAGCTTCTTTGTCGTCAACCCCAACTACATGGCAGACGGCATCAGCTGGTTCAACGCTGGCCATAACAACTTGACCAGTGTGCCGCTGACGCATGACGCGCTGATCGCAGTGGAAGTCTCCCTGGGCCTGCAGACGGAGAAGGATTCCGGCGAGGTGCTCGGTCTTCCCCTGGAATGGCTGATGGTGCCGATCCAGTTGCAGGCAGCAGCTCGCGCGATCAACCAATGCGACACGGCGGGAAGCAACAGCTTCTTCCACCGCTTCGGCGTCAACAACGAGCGCATCATCGTCAACGCAAAGATGACCGATGCGAACGACTGGTGCTTCGGCACGTCGAGCGACAACGCTCCCTTCCTGGAGATCGGCTTCCTGGACGGCATCAAGCAGCCGCAGATCTTCCTGGCGAACCTGCCGACCCAGGGAACTGCCTTCACCAACGACGAGATCCAGTACAAGGTGAAGTTCGCGTTCGGCGGAGCCATCATCGACTACCGCGGCGCAGGCAAGTCGGTCGTCGCCGGCTAGGCAAGTTCGCTCAACGCAGACAGCCCGGAGCGGACAACTTCCGTTCCGGGTTTTTGCTAACAGAATCGTTTGGGAAAGGAACCCATCATGGAAGTCGGATTTCGCAGAAGTAATCTCACCCTTCCGCTGCCGAACCCGCTGGCAGCCGGCGTTGGCCAGGCGACGCACTTCGTCACCACCAAGGCGCGTATCAGTCATGTGCAGCTCAGCCTAAGCGATACCGGCGTAGGCGCTGGCAGCACAGAAGTTGTCATCAACGTCAACGGCGTTCCCGTCAGTAACGCAGGCGGCATCGCCATCGCCGGCGCGGCTGCCAGTAAGACCGCTGGTTACGATGTGACGCTCGGCATCAACGAGTTTCCCGGTGGCGCGCGCGTCAATGAGGGCGACCTGATCACCGTGGACGTTATCAGTGTTCCGGACACAACCGTGCCGAAGCAGGCATGCGTCATCCTGGAACTTCTCCAGGTCGACGTATAGCTATACTCCCGCGAGCAGGGTGCTCGCCGCTTTACCCGCTGTGCCTGCGCCACGCAAGTCAACCGTCAAGGAGTAGAGATGCCCGACCTGAACCAGCCACCGTTGCAGCCGTTCATCGATGCAGTCACGCCGATGATCAGCGACAGTATGGACTGGGTCACGTCGAGCATCTCTCGCTTCGCGGCGCAGGCCATCGGTGAGCGTTACTCGGTCGACAAGCCGCTCGACGTGGTGAGCGACTGCGCTGGCAATAACACCAGCTTCATTCCTCTGCCTACGGTTGCGACCAACGAAGACGGCACCACCATCTTCGGAAAGTATGTGCCGAAGTTTCTGCCGCGATTCAGCACCATCAAAAGCATTGAGTACCCCATCGGCGACACGCCCGGAGATTACGGCGATCCGCGCGACTGGCAGATGTACAACACGCCCACTGGCTACCAGCTCCAGCTCATAGCCTGCACTCCGGCTAACACGGAGCTGGTGCGCATCGTCTGGACCGCGCGGCACGCCCTGGACGGCAGCACAGTGGACCATACAGACTTCTACGCGGTGTGTGACTTCATCGCGGCGCTGGCGCTAGAGGCGATGGCAGCCAAGGCAATCAACTTCGGCGACAGCACCATCAGCGCCGACGTGGTGAACTATCGCAGCAAGAGCCAGGAGTATCTCTCGATGGCGAAGCAGAAGCGCCGCGCCTACTTCAATCACATGGGCATCGACGAAACGGATACCGGCGTGGAGATTGGCCCAGCGGTGGCGATGGGCGACATGAAGAACATCATGGGCAGCGGCGTGGACCGCCTGGTGCACAGCAGGAACACGCGATGATCACACCCATCAAAATTATCGGGCTGGATACTGCGACGGCTGAGGTGCGCGAGGCGGCGCACGTTGGCATGGTGGCAGGCGTCGAAGCTGTCGGCGTGATGGCGCAGAAGCAGGTGGTGGAGAATATCCGCTCTCCCTTTGACGGCATGCCGCCCGCAGTTGCTACTGGCAATCTTGCCGCTTCGGTCAGCTTCTCGGTCACAGTGGAATCCGCGCTGACGCGGCTGATGGTCTTCGCCGGTGCGCCGGCTGATCTCTATGTGGACCCGGTGAACCTGGGCGCGCGCCCGCACATGCTCCCCGTCGAGGCGTTGCTGCCCTGGGTAAAGCAGAAGTTCGGCATGGATGACGAGAAGACCGCGCTGAGCATGGCGTGGGCCATCGCCAAGAGCATCGCCAAGAAGGGCATGAGACCGCGCCAGATGTTTATCCGCGCGGAAGAGACGATTGAACCGCAGGCCGCCAGCATCATCGAGCGGCAGATCGGCGTAGCGCTGCGGGCTATGGGAGCAGGAGGCAGCCTTGTCACTGCGTAACGCTATCGACGCTGCCACCGCGCGCCTGGCTGCGGTGCCGAACATCAAGAACGTCTACAGCTATCGTCGCGAAGCGCGCTCGATGGACCAATTCCTCGCGCTCTTCAAAGACCCGACGGCGAAGAATATCCACGCCTGGATGGTGACGCGCGAAGCGACGGCCACGGTGGATGAAGAGTCGCAGGCGTACAGCCGCACGCACACCATCGTGATGCTCGGTTATCTCAGCGTGAACGACCTGGCCAACAGCGAGGGCACGTTTCAGGACTTGATTGAAGACGCCTGCGCGGCCTTCGATCCGCTCAACGCGCGCCAGTATGGCGGCCAGTTCAACTGGAGCACCGGCCTGAGCGTGGATGGCCCAACGACTTTGATGTACGGCGCGGTGCTGTGCCACGCCTGCAAACTCACTACAAAAATAAGGGAGTACCCACTGATATGAGCGCCACCACGTTGAAAGTCCGTCTCACCGCACTCGGCAAGCTTCGCGCCGGCAACGACACACTCTCCGTGCATGGCGCGGGCAGCAGCTTTACCTTCAAGGCTGCCGATGTGCAAGAGGTCAGCGAGGCTGACTGGGCGAGCGCGCTGAAGACCACCGTGGATGCCAGCGGCAACGCACTGTTTGAGATTGTGCCGGCAGATGAGCCGGCAGCGAAGACGACAGTTGCATTGCCGATTGAAAAGACGGTCGCTGCATCCGCGGCCAAGACAACGACCGAGCCGGCTGAGTAGCTGCCGTCTGCAACGATTTTTTTGTAACTACACGCAATCAAGGAGAAGAACATGCCGCCAGGTGGAGCAACATTTCAGGGACAGAGGTCAATACTTCGGAGCATGGTTGTTCCGTCGAACGTGCAGACGACGTGGGGCACGCCGGTAGCGCTGGCCGCATTGCAGGCTGGCGTGGGGCTGCACTTTGACGTGAGCGGGTTCGCCAAGATCACGCCGACGACCGAGAGCACCTACGGACAGGCCGGTAGCGGCAACAGCTTCGCCAGCAACAACTGGCAGACCAGCGTGAAGACCGCCGATGAGATCAGCGGATTCTTGACGGACTACCTGGCCGGATGGCTGCTGGCGTTTGCGATGGGCAAGGACACGGTGACGGGCGCAGGCCCATACTCGCACGCCTTCAACTTCCTGGACACCACCACGGTAGCGCAGGCGACCACGATCTACCGCCAGGACACGGCTGACATCTACTACCAACTCGTGGACATGGGCATCTCGCAGCTTGTGATCAGCTCCACGTCGACCGGCGCGCTGAAGTTCAAGGCATCGCTGATCGGCACGGGCCGCTACATCAACGGCTCGCTGGCCGGAATGCCCGCGCCTATTGCGGCACCGCAGTATCTCTTCGGCAGCGATGCGCAGTTTGGCATTGGGCCAACGGCGGGCGGCGCACCGGCGAGCTTCTTCCCGCGCGTCAACAACTGGGAGATCACCATCGACACGGGCATCCAGCCGGTGTACGCATCGGGCGGTGGGCAGTTTGCCGCGTATCTCTCAGTGGCGATGCCGAAGATCAAGCTGAAGGCGGCGATTGCGGCCAGCAACGTGAGCGATGTGCGCGTGTGGCAGTTGGCGCGCACTCCGCTGACGATTGCGCTGTCGATCGCAAGCGGCGCCAGCTCGCTGGCGTTCAATTTCCCGAACGTCATCCTGGTCAACTGCGACCTGGGCGACAGCAGCGGCAACGCGGAGTGGACACTAAACTTCGACGAGACCAACATCCTGCAGGTCGGCGCAACGCCGCTGGTGACGGCGACGGTGATCAACGGGCAGGCGAGCTACCTGACGGCTGCGTAGCCGCGAACAAGTTATCTCCGGCGGCGTAGCCGGTAACGGCTGCGCCGCTTCTTTTTCAACCTTCAACCTAAAAA